GTCTGTTGCTTTTTTAAAATTAAAATTTGGATGCTTGTACATATAATCAATTTTGCGTTCTAAAACTTGCAAAACTTCTAACAAATCCATTTTTGTTGTAAAATCGCTATCCATTAATATTTTGTTAATATCGTGCTTGTCTAACATATACTCTACCCATTTTGTTGTAGCGGGTATTTTGTAATATTGTACTATTGCTTTTTTGTTATTGCTGGTTGCATATTTGCTAATGTAAGTACGTGCTAACATACAGCCTCCTTTTAACAAGACTGTATATTATATGCAAAACGTGAATTATGTGCAACGGTTGTTAAAGTTGCAAGTTGTCCAAGTACTGTTGCAAATTGTCCGCATGTAATTTGAGCATTACAGTTTCTTGTTCGCCTAACAGTACCACAAGATCAAGTTTCTGTATATAGTACGGACAAGTCATCAGGCGACCAAGTTGTATGAGCGTTCTATTTCGTAAAGGTTCGGACAGCACACATTCATACACAGGGATCCGAGTAAATTTACGAATAAACTGTATTCCGGATTTGCTTAACCTGAGTGTGTTTGGATCAGTATGATTCCACCACCAAACTTTTATATACTGCGAATATTCTGCAACATCCCGACCTGCGGCCCTAAGGATGCCGGCGGTGTAATCGTGCTGATTATGGGTAGATTTGGTCACCTTGTTTCATTAGGACCACGGTGAATTTGTCGGTCTTGAACAGAGTGTTGAGTTTTTTTGCTAGATTGATAGCATGCCCGCTATTACTAAAACTTACCTTTTTGTATTTGGGACCAGGATAAGCTACCAACATGTTAGAGCTTTTAAGATTGATTGGTTTGTTGTCGTAGAATACTGCCCAAATTCCTTCGCTGCTGAGAACTTGATCGCTTTTGTAGTTAGATTTATTTACATGTTCTAACAATACTGTGGGTTTAGGTCTAGACATACTTGAGTTCCTTGACTATATATTTATGCTAAAATATGGGTAGTTTAAGTTAAAAACCGCCACCGTCAAGGCTTATGTTTGTGGGCTGCTCGGGTTCTCTAGTGTTTTGCATTTCTGCTAGATTGGCCAACAAATTAAATATGTCTGCATGCAGGTTCCTTGCTTCTTCTGCACTCAAACTCAATTGTTTGCTGCCAGTCTGATTCATGACCTTTACACGGTCATTAAAATTTTTAACTGCTAAACTTAATTTTTGCATGGTGTTCTTTCATGGCCTCTTTGGTTTCAAATGGCCCTTGGAATTGGTATCTACTCAATGTAATGTTCTTGGGACAATAGTGTTCGGACCAGGTACCGTTGAGTTTGATTAGGTAGTATCCGGCACAGAACAAACTTTTACTTTTTGCAGTCTTGCTATAAATGGGCAGGCGTCTTTGAACATCCCATACTTCATTGTAAAACTTGCCCGACACAGGATAACCATAAACTGTTCGACCGTGTTCTTTTTTGGCCTTGTCCGCAGATCCGAACTTGATATTGTGTTTCTGTTTGAGGTTTTTTACACTGGCAAAAAATTCTCGTTGTTCGTCATGCACATACACGAACCCGCCATCAGCTCTGGCCTGGATGGTAGCAATCTTTTGGCCGCGATCTTCTACGACCCAAAATTTATTTTTTATAACTGGTTTGGCTACTCGTTCGGTCATGTTTTCGCCAGTGTATGATGAATCACAATCTTGCCTAACTCTTGTCCTAGATCTTTAGTGTCGTCGATCACATACATGTCGCCTTCGTTACCATAACCATTTGATACTCTAACAACATAGCCGCCGTGGGCAGTATGTACGTCAAATGATATTTTTTTATTTGGTAGTTTTTTATCTCCAGACCATGGGTTTAAATCAACTTGTGTGTAAATATCGCTCACAGTAAGCGGGCCTAGTGTGGCAGGCGAACTGCCGGCCATGTTCATTGTATAGGTAGTTGATGAACTCATAGTTTCATTTGCTCTAACATAATTGCATGTGCCACTTGTCTGGCAAAATCTTCATCGTCGTGAATCATGTACAGTGTGCCTTCGGTACGATCGGTTTTGGGATTATAATTACGAGATTCGAGAATATGACCACCCACTGCTTGATACAAACAAAAGTTCATACCGTTTTGTGCAGGTGCCGATCTATCTCTTTCTACTACCGTGGCTCGACTCATTTTAATTTCGTCTTCCTCATCGAGCCAACGGCGTAATTTTCGTCGTAACCAGTTCATTGTTTTTCTTCCTCCATGCATAACACCTTCATGATTTCAAACTTGTCATTTAAATCTTTCAAGCCAGGGTGTCGATCCATTAGATCCTTGAGTTGTGCGTCTTGTTGCATTTTGTCACGTGCCCATTCTAATATTTTTGTTGTTTCTGTGGTCAAATTTATTGTGACAGTGTTGGCCAACACATGCCAAGTTAGACCATTATAAACTTCTACTTCACCGTTGTTTGGATTGTATCTCAAATGACCGGCACTCAAAGCACCCGGACTGAATTGATGTTGCGCCGGTGAATAGGATTGATGTATTGCAAAATAATCTTGGTTACTGTGAATATTTTTAATCATATGTAATCCGCAGTTAAAAATGTTACTGTAAATCCAATGATCAAGTAAATCATTGCATGTAAGAATTGATCCAGGCCAATCCACAACCAAAAGGCGTTTGAATCCACACTCAAACGCACAGTGGCTCTACGATGCATGTAGTCAAAGATATAATGCATTACACTATCAAACACGGCAATTATTATGCAGGCCTGTATGTTTAAAAAGTGCATGAGTATCACATAGGTAAGAGCACCATGCAGTCCCGCATGTTGAAGGCCACCCAATCTACCCAGGTGACCTTTGTCCTTAATCATACGATCACTTTGCCAACAGAAGTCTGCTAGAAAGTGTTTAAAAAATAATAGAGCTAATACTAGCCAAGTTATCATCGGTTAACTAAATCTTCTTTTTTAAAAAATTTTAACTTTTTACTAGTAGCAAATATTTCGTTATTCGTTTTCACCTCTGGACAAAATTTGCATTGATCAATTGGCAACACCGAATTATCAAAAAACGCTTGCAATTCCTTGATACTCATATTTGAGTTTCCTGGGATATATGAATAAAAAAGTTTTCTATCCTCGTCAGTTACATCTATACTGAATTGACTATCTAATGTAGCAAAATGGCCCACTGTGTTACACTTATAAATTTTTCCTTCATATACTTCCATACATAATTTATGTTCGCAACTTTCGTGCGCTATAATAGGATTACTGTTATGCACTTTAATTTTACTTGGAAACTCGTCAAAAATCAAGGCTCCATTTTCGAAGTAGTTAATTTTTTTTGCCGTTATTGTTACATTGTTACTGTCAACAAATTTGTAACCTTGTAACTGATCTGCAAACTTATCCGGGGAAAAATTGAAAACTTCCTGACATTCCTTCTTAATGTAATCTGGCAAATTTTGCCAGTCATCAAAACTATTACAATTTGGCCAACTATCAGCTTTGATATTATTATAGGAGTTCTTCCAATTTGTGAAAAATGAATTTATATCTTCAAGATTATCCGGATATCTTGTTGTTTGCACCGGTGGCACTAACCACGACGTAGTTACATTATTAACAAATTCTTCAATAAAGTTTATATTATGTAAACTTACAGATAATGAGACTCGTCCGTTAGTAGAAGCTACTAAATCATACAATTTTTTATTACCAGGGACAATCGTTGAACCGTTAGTAATTATTTTACCAGTAGCATCCGGAAAGTATCTAATTAAACCCAATACCCAATCTTGATATGAAGGATTAAGAGTAGGCTCGCCTCCTTCTAATTGCCATTTTTTGAGATCTATTAGATCGGCATACTTTGCAATGATATACTCGTAATCTTTCCAGTATTGATGACCAGTAACATTTAAATTACTAAGAGTATAACAATCTGTACAATTTAAATTACAGTAATTTGTAATATTAAATACTAAGGTATCAATTTTTATTTTTAACATGGATTGTTAAAGATTGTACTTTCGTCTTTGCTATTTGTAGGCATTGGTTGCGGATCATTTATTATTTTGTAAATTTCTTTGCTATCTTTAAAAAAAGTTGCATGACTGAATGGAAAAATCATCCTGGATACTCCGCGCCTAAAAATTCACTAAAACTTGAACTTTGCTCACTTAGTCTATTCAGCTCGTATTTGCCACAGAACTTCAAGAACTGTGCGCCTACCATTGGACGACTCTTCTTAACAGCACCTGCTGTTATAGTTTCTGCAATCTTAGACTTAATCTCTGGCGGTTGTGCAGTAAGATCCACTAGTACTCGATTGCGTTCATAGTCATCTAGCACTCGATGTTCCACACCGTTGTGATCGGTCCATCTTTGAAGCATAAGGTTATTCCAAGCATATCCTTTTTTATGTTTGTCAGCAAAAGCTTCAGTGAGACCAATTTTGTTCTTGGAGCCCTTGGTCCTGACACCCGGATATGCGCTAAAGATATTATCTGTTGGATCTCCGCGCATACACTTCTCAAACAAGATCCATTGCGGATCAGGTATCACTTTGGGTTCTTTGGTTTTCTTATCAATGACCAGTTTGCCTTTTTTGTCTAAAATACCTGCCAGCGTGTGTAGTTCGTCACTAACACCGTTGTATTGCTCGACATTCGGCGCCAATAGCTGGTAGAAATCGGTGTCGGAAGATATAATAACGTGATGGTCATTGGGGTGTGCGTGTATGAATCCTGCAATAAGATCATCTGCTTCAAGCTCTGGATGTTGAAGAACTGTGCAATTAGTCTTTTCTGACAGGAACGTTTTAAGGTTATCAAACGCTTCCCAAAAAAGTCGGTCCTCCTCCTGCTCGGCTTCAGTGAGGGCTGCACGAGCAACTGCACGATTCTTTTTGTACGGCTCATAGAAATCTTTTCGCCAACTTCGTCCCTCCAAACAGAATACCACATGATCGGCTTTCTGATCCCGCCAAGCCTTATTAACCGAACCGAGGGTAACATGGATAGCGAATCCTAATCTATCCCATGTGTCCGATTGACGGTGGGCCGAATGACGAGCACGAAAGAATGTGTTTGCAGTATCTACAATTAAATATCTCATACATTAATAGTAGCATATTATAATAACCTGGTCAAGCGTGGTAAAAGAAATTCTGCCCATTTTCTATGCGCATCTGCTCTAAAATGGTAAGATTGATTTGATTCAAATCCCCGGTCCGACAGCCATTTATAATATGTCATGTCCGGATCGTATGGGTCTATGTATGAGTCATGCCATTTCAAAGGGTCTTGATTGCGGAAATCATTGTAGGTATTAAAGAACAAATGCGGTATTTTTAAATCAGATAATTCAGTGTGTAGTTCGTGTATTTGGTTGTGTGCTAGCTTGGTAGCTTTGTTCCAATCCAAATTAGCAACATAATGTGTATATTTTTCTTTGATTGAATCGGGCCAGTCCGATCCAACACCACCTGCATTGACTTGCCAATATGCACCATCATGTAACCATTCTTCTCGTTCCCAGGTACTCCAACCAATTATGATGACATCTGGTTTGTTATTTTTTATGTATTCTCGTGTGGTTCTAATAATTCTTGAATTTGAACTAGCAGATTCTGCATCACAATGTAATATGGCAAATAGTTCATTGGCTATATTACAACCATAGCTGGCTCGTTCATTGTCTGGATGGGGAATACGACCCAGGCTATAGAAAAATGGATCGTCTTCGGCAAAACAGTAGTCATTTACTGCTTCGGCTCCGGCACTATGGCTATCACCATTCACGTAGAGAATCATGAGATCTCGGTACGCCCATTCCCTAAATCATTTCTATCTACCCGTCTTGGTCTTGCATCATATGGTTGATTGGCTTCCCATTGTTCAAAGTTTTCGTTTAGGATATTGCGACAAATACTTTGAAACCAACGATCCACAATCTGATCATCGGTGTCGTCTTTGCGTTGCATGTAACCGGCCTTGACCAGTCTAGCAACAAATACGTCATTCCAATCTAGTTCAAATGACCCATTACCAATATCGTCAGGATCCAGTTCCACACTTAAAATACTGATATATGGCTCGCCTGCTTCGGTAGCAATCTCTTTGGCTGTTTTTGCTTTGGTTTTGACTTTTGGTGCTTCTGATTTTGCTTCAGGTTTTGCTTCTGGTCGTTTCTTTAACCAATCGAACATTATGTCCCCCATTCGTTCTTGAACAACGGTACTTGTAATCTATCACTATATCTTAATCCATGTTTCATTGCTAGTAGTGCAACTGCTCTATTGTTTAGCGAATATATACTTTCTACCCCACCAACCGGCATCAGATATACGGATCCTCTAAATCCAGCATCTCTATATACTTTGACTGCTTTTAATGCATCAGCAACATCTTCTTCGGTAGCAACAACAAATTTCAAGTATGTGTGGCCAACAGTTTGGTATCGATAAACAACGTCAGGACGTATGGCTTCTGACCATGTCTCACCACTAGCTGGCAGCTTGGCACTCACACTAAATGTAACTTCACGGCTTAAATTCAAGCCCGGCATTTGCCATTCCATTAGATATTCAACAAATTCTTCAGATAATTCTTGTGTGCCGTTAGTTTCAAAAGTAATTTCTTTTAGCTTGCGCATACGTGGATGATTCAACAAATCTGGATAAGCACGTTGCCAACCTAGCAATGGTTCTCCTCCGGTGATAACAAGATGCTCATCTCGCCATTTGCCATGAGGCAGTATCTCCATGATACGATCCACAACTGCATTACTTGTTAGTACAGGACTAAGATCTTTAAATCTAGGATCCCATGATGCATAACTGTCACATCCAGTTGATACTAAAGGCAGTTGTTCATACTTGGTATATTTGTCAGGATCTACACTGTCAGCTTCTTTACTTAGCTGGCCTCTAGGCATGCCAAAACCAGCACATTTAAAGTTACAGCCAAATGTACGCAGGAACACACTAGGTACCCCCATATATCTGCCTTCGCCTTGTATTGAATAAAACAGTTCTGCTACTTTGATTTTACTCATACAAACAAGTCCTCATTCCATTCACGATGACCTTCACGAAATGCCATATTGCTTTGAGTTTCGCGTACTTCTACTCGATAGCACCACAAACGTTCTGCTTCGCTCGGACCCCACATGTCAGGAATATACACTCCATTAACATATTTGTACAACATGTCTGCCAGTCCTTCACAACCCAGTCTTGGTAATACAGTGAGCTTGGCCAACTTTTTTTCTTGTAACAGTTTAAAAGTTTCAAGTTCGGGATCGTCTTGTGCTACCAGCAAGGTATGGTCAAATTGGTCTTCTAGTATAGATTTAAGTTCTTTGAGACCACCATAGTCAGCGGCCCAGTTACGTACATCTAAATGATCTGTGCCAAAGAAAAACTTCATACTAAATGAATAGCCATGAATTAGATTGCAGTGACTGTCGGCTCGCCATTGTCTATACGCACACGGAAATGCGTCATGGTATTCTTTCGTAGAAGTATATTTGTAAGTGCGTGGTTGTTGTATTTCGTTAAGATAAAGCATTTTATTCTCCTATGTTAAGATTTTAGCATAGGCTTGCAGAATTTGTAAAGCGGGATGAATGCCAAGAAAGGCCGCTGTGTAGAATTGTATTTATACTGTTAGTTTTGCCACCAATTTTCCCAAGGGAAAACCACCCAACAGGGATCATCCAGTTTGTTGATGTTATGACTGCTATAGTCAATATTTTTAAAATTGCTAGATTCATTATTAATTAATACAGCAAATCTTACATTACGATTCCAGATGCCATCCCAGGCATAATGCTGTGGCAGGCAACTGCTAGTCCAGTCTTTTTTGATCCACTCTAGTGTGGCACCTGAATCGTTAATGTCATCCACAATCAGAATATTTTTTCGATAGGCAGGATCGGTATCAGCATCGCCTGAACCACGCTGATTTTTTGGGACATATCCAAATGCATGTTCGGCCATCCATAGATTACTTTCCGACTCACCGCCATCTCTCAAACTTACCTTGAGTGTTTCGCAAGGTACATTTAAGTAATGGCTAATCATTGTGGCAGCAGTCAAACCGCCTCTTGTGATACCTACAACATAGTCTGGGCGCCACTTGCTGTTAGTTATATCTCTACATAGAGTATTGACCATACCTTTTAGTTCTCTATTTGATATCACAAGCTGTTTCATCAGTCCCTCTCCATGTCAGCAGCTTCTTTGATTAGACTGATCAATTGATCCATGTCTTTGCAAAGAATTTTAGCTGTTGCCCAATCTCCGTTGTCGTCGCGCCCGCTGATTTCTAACATAAACCCATTGTCATACATATAGACACTAAAGTTGTCATTGACTTTTTCGATTTTTTCATTCAGTTTCATTGTAGATTCTCCATTAAATTTTGCATTGTTGAGGTTTTTATTTTGAGACGGCCAAGCTGCTAATGGTTTAGTCTTACTCATTTCCCGTTATTTCAATCCTTTCTTTTTCTTTGATTCTTCAATACCTGCTGCAATCATTTTTTTGAAAATTAATGTTACTCGGCCTTTTTCCTGTTCGGTAAGGTATTTTACTAACATTAGTTTATCGTCGTAGCTGTTGGCTCCTTTTAAAAACTCCTCTGGTACTGCCAATTTGGGTTTCTTTGGTTTGTACTTTTTTAAATTGGCTTTTACATCGTCGTTGTTGTCTGACATTACGTGTTATTCTTTCCGATCTCCAAACAAGTGAAGCAAACTTAGAAACAAATTAATAAAATCTAAGTAAAGGGTAAGAGCACCCATGGCTTCAATTGCAGGACCATCAGATTCCATCAACTGCTCTCTTATCTTTTGAGTATCATATGCTGTTAGGCCTAAAAAGATTACAACTGCTACGGCACTAATTATGGTTTGAAGTAGAGATGATCCTATAAAGATATTTACGATGCTTGTAATAATAATAGCGATTAGGGCTACAATCAAGTACTTTCCTAGGCTATCTAAACTTTGTTTGGTAAAATAACCATACACACTCATGGTAGCAAATAGAATTGCTGCGCCAAAAAAAGCACTGACAATGCTGGCTGAAGTATATACAACAAAGATTGTGGCAAAACTTAACCCCATTAAGGCCGCAAAACCGTGAAGGCACAACTGCGCCACTGACTTACTGGGATTGTTTCCTAAAACGTATCCCACAGCAAATATAGCCGCTAGCGGAGCAAACAACACAATCCATTTGACAATTCCTGTAAATAGAAACGCCATTACGGCTGCATTAGATGATACCAAATAACTTACCACCATACTGGTGATTACCGCTAACGCCATGTTATTATAAACACGAATCATGGCATCATTGATTTCTGAGGCTGTTTTATAAGGTAAAGCGTATTCCATTTTAATCTCCTTATCTTGGTGCAAACTCTTGTTGCAGTTTGATGTTATCAAAAAATTCTTTCTTGACACTAGGGTCATCTTTGAACACACCTTTTAGAACTGTGGTCTGGGTGAGACTACTGTGTGCCATAATGCCGCGATTCTCGCAGCAACCGTGGGTGGCCTGAATGTATACAGCCACGTCTTTACTTCCAGTTGCAAATTCGATTTCTCTTGCAATGTCCATACAAAGCTCTTCCTGCAGAGTGCCTCTCCGGGCACACCACTGGGCGATTCTTGTATACTTTGAGAGACCAATGAGTTTGGGACCAGCAATAATCCCAATATAAGCCACGCCAGTAACAGGCTGGTGATGATGGCTGCACACGCTTTTGAGCTCGCTTCGTACGACCAACATACCTTCGTATTTTCCATCAGTGTCATTTGGAAATGCAGTTGCATTTGGAGTCGGTTCATATCTACCTGCCATCAATTCATTGTAATACATTTTGGCAAGACGCCGGGCTGTGCCTTGGCTGTTGGGATCTGTAACTCTGTCAATAAGCAAAGTATCCAGCACTTGTTCAAATGCTTCAGTTGCTTCATCGATTAGCAAATCCTTGTCTGCATCATCAACATAACTGCTGATATTGTCTCCGGCCCAATATCTTTTGCCGTTTGCTTGCATTTGTTGTCTAATGCGATCACTTACTCGTGTGTATTTCATAATCACCTAAATAAAAATTATTATACTAAAAATCCAGAAACTTGTAAAGTATATTTTACTTCCATTCCTGCATTGGTGCTCAAATGCAACACATTCGAATCCCAGATAAAACCGTCTCCTGCTTGCCAATTTACACTAGTTGTATATCCGTTATTCTCTTGATATTGAATAAATTGCCCAATTTTATAATCTTCCAGGTATATATTTGCTCTTACTTTTAACTCTGTTCTGTTAGGAAATCTTTTCGAAATCTGATAAAAAGTATCGCGATGCAAAGGAACAGTGCATCCTGGCGGTTGCATTATTGTACTTACTGTCACTACTTCAATTCCTAATTGATTGCCTAATTGTTTATAATCACACTGGGATTCATCCCACCATAATTGGTGTATTTTTGTGTTTTCAAAAACATATGATTGAGGAAATCCTCCGTACTGTTCATGTATATCTGTTAATTCATAAACTTGATGTTTAATGCAACTACTACAATTTTGTGAATAATCTGCCTGTAAAAATTGGGTAAAATCATAATCAATATGTATTTTTTTAAGCATTATTTTGCCTTGTGATATTGTTTGTAAAGTTATTTAGATGGGTTAACACTTGTTCTTTATTAACCTCCCCAATTTTTTTCACAGGTGTTCCGCCATAAATTACCCACGGATCCAAATCTTGATTGACCAGACTATGAGCACCAATTCTTGTGCCTGTATTAATAGTAATACCCGGTAGAACTGTAGATTTAGTTCCTAAAATAACATGTTCTTTCAAAGTAATATCACCATATTCCAAACCTTGTTCTACATTGTTATTATGCACTATATGAAGTCCTGTTTGAAAATTATGGGTACCGCACATAAGAGTGCTATTACTACAAATGCAACTGTAAGGACCAACTGTTATTTTATTGTTTTGTCCGCCCATTAACACACTACCTGCTTCAATGGCACTGTGTTCATTTAAAATCAAACCTGTAGAGATAAAACAAAAATCATCAATTATAGTATTGTCGTGTAGTTCTACCAGTTCTGGAAAACGTATTCTAACAGTTTTACCAATTATAACATTCTTACCGATAAATTTTAATTTTTTTATATCAAAAAAGATATTATCATTCACGTATTTTTATCTTTCTGCAGTCTGGATAATTGTATAATGAATCAACCTGTTCAACAAATTCATCATTAAGTAATTTATTCAAGCCTACAACACATTCTTCTGGCTTCAAATAATAATGGTATCCTATATCAAACTCCTGTTGCGTAGCCCAGTCGCGATATTTAAAAATGTCTCTACCGTCGTAGCGCATTCTACTTGCTTTTTCATATAAATTTTTGTCATCTGTTAATATACAACCGCCTTTACCAATTTCCAAAGGTTTAGTACGACCAAAACTAATGCATTGAATAGAATTTTCTACATACATATTTTTTTGAAAGTATCTTGCACAATCCCAAATATTACTGCCTTGAAAAACGTAATAATTTTTCCAATCTAGATCTAGCAAATCATAGGGAATATTTAGTTTATGCATTATTTGTAAAACACTCAAATATGTTCTACACGGAAAACTAATTTTGTTATTTTGATAAGTTAATCGAAATGAAATTTCAATTGCATGAGTACAGCAATCAGTTGTAACAGCATAAGGAGCACCTGTAAATTCAGCTATTTCATGCTCAAATTCTAAAATAGCATCGAAAGCATTGTTATAGTCATTTAATGTTTTCATTAAATTATTCTGATAGGTGATCTTTTTTAATTTCTTTGACTGAACAATGCAAGATATCTGCAATTGTGTTCTTGATATCTATTCTAGTGTTATTTAAATTTCTAATTTGGATCGCTCTTGATCCAATTTCTTCTAGTGAAAGATTTGATTCATTGCCTGATTTAAGTTCAGCTTCAAGATTCCAAATGGCTATATGTATGCTATACAGTTTTTCAAATTCTTTATCAATCAATTCCCATTGAAATTTTTCAACAGCAGTTGAATAAAAATTATATTCTTGATAATTGGCTCCGTTAGTTTTACCATATTTTAGTTTTGCAATTGCATATCTATCTATAAGTTCTATAACCGGAAACATTATAAGTAAAGACTTTCTAAATTTTGTGGTTGATCTATTATTTTTTGTATTTGAATATTACTTATGTTGGGCCTGCATGGAGCACAAAGATTAACATTTGTTTTGTTGTAAATTTCATTATGCCTATCATTTAACCAAAGATCTCTAAAATCTCCTGTATCCCAACTGCCTAATTCAAATTTGGTATTTCCTTTTCCTTCACAACACACATATATTTTTCCATTCGCACAGAATACAGGAAAATGATACATTTGATGACATTTTTTATAAGTTCGAGAAAGTGTTTTATTAATATTAATTTTATAATTTTGTTGATAGGTCTCACTTAAGTCTTTTAAAATAGATAATGTCGTTTCACTTATAGAGTATGCCTTATTGTTTAATATCACCGGACGGAAATAAAGAGTTCGTCCACCTAATTTCTTTACTAATGCAAACAAATCATTAAAAGCTTCAAAATTATCATTGTGCTGATTGATTAGACATTTAAAATCAACATTACATCCTAAATCTATTAATGACTTGGCATTGTCGCATACCTTATCAAACAAACTTTTTGAAGTTAAACTTCTTCTAATGACTTCGTATAAATTTTTTTCTCCAGCATCTATGTCTATACCAATCCATGCAATTTTTTTTAATTTGTCAATTGAAACATTATCTCGCAGTTTATCTAAATTTGATCCATTTGTAGTTATGCTACATAAAAAACCCAAATCAATAGTGTGTTCAATAACTTTTTCGTAACCACTTAGAACAGTAGGTTCCCCACCACCGGGATATGTAATAGTATGTGTGGTTCCATAACTCTTTGGGCTGTGTGATCTCCAAGTTGATATTTTATCTAACAAAGAAATATATTCTTTATAATTTTTTTGCACAGGTTCTTTTTTACGAAATTCATAGGAGTTACAGTAAAAACAATCTTGATTACACACATTCGTCAAATCAATATCTACCTGTGCAGGCAGTATTTTCATTTGATCTTTATTTGACATCCAATGCACCAATTCAGCAAATTGATACATTAGATTCTTTCCACACCAGTTATTTGCATGGTATATCTAGGTTCTATTCCAATGTTTGCAGCAAAGTGAGAGGTGTTGTTGTTCCAAACTACATAGTCCCCTCTTTTCCAATTAACAAAACCTTGTCCATCAATTTCAAAATAATGTCCGCTTTTCCAATCTTCTAAAAAAACAATACAACGCCAAATTTTTGACGGATCTTCTATATTATAAAGTTTTCTGTATGTAAGGTAACTATCATAATGTAGAGGAAACATGTTTAATGTTCGTTGGCAATAATAATTAATTGTCACATGATCCCAATCGAACATTGTTAAAAAAGGAACAGCGTACTCTGGCATATTTTTTTCTAAAGTTGGCATATTTACTGTCATGCCATTTAGTGTTACACCTACATATCCTTGGCCACGCCATCTATCTTCGTCAAAAGTATTTTTAATTGGCAAATATTGAAAGTCTAATTGTTTAAAGGAATCATCCCACCAAGGATCAATATGACCAAATTTGTATGAATGTGTTTGCATTATAAAATACTTATTTCATGTACCATTTATAAGCGGAATCTACTATTTGATCAAGTGTAGAATAACGTGGTTGCCATTTTAAAATGTTTTGCGCTAAACTTGCATTAGCCACAAGTTGATCAGGATCGCCTGGACGTCTAGGTCCTATCTGTACTTTTACAGGTCCATAATTTAAAATTATGTAATCTATAATTTGTTGATTGCTTATTCCTTGATTTGTTCCTAAATTAAACACTGCCCAACGACCATCTGTGTTCCATTGGATAGCACGATAATGTGCATCTGCCAAGTCCCAAACATGTATGTAATCTCTTATACATGTTCTGTCTGGTGTAGCATAGTCGGTACCGTTCAAAGTAAAATACTGGTCATTTATTTTAGATTCTAACAATCTGGCAATAATATGATTAGCCCCAGATTCTTGACCAAGATCATAGTTGTGGGGTTCGGCTCCGGCAGCGTTAAAGTATCTAAAGCACACACTGGCTAGTCCATATGCCTGATTATAGTTTTGTAAAATCACTTCAACGATATCTTTTGAATGACCGTACGGAGTAATAGGTTTTACCCTGTCTGTTTCAACCAATGGAACACGATCAGGGTTGCCGTACACACTAGCACTAGAACTAAAAAGAACAAGCGGTTTCTTTTTATAATCCTTAACATGATTTAAAAATGTAATAGTCTTTGCCACATTGTTGTCATAATATTTTGCAGGATCAAGCACACTTTCTCCAACAGAAATATCTCCAGCACAATGTACAATGACATCGGGTTGTAATTCATCTAACCATAATAAACTTTGTCGTGAAACATAATCAGTATGTAAAAAACCATCAACATTTTTTAGTGTGTGATCTCTACGTTCGCGATCAATAATATACACACTAGAGTTTTCAATGCGTTGTTTTAGATAGCGGGCGATGTGGCTACCAATGTAACCACATCCACCTGTA